ATATTGATTGCTTACTGCTGCGTTTGTAGCCAGCTTGCAATCTGACGCTAAAGTCCCTGCATTATCGGTGCACACCAATGCACCAAGCACGTTCAATATTGTGCGCTGCGTAATCGCTATGCTTGCATTTTGGATCGTGGCATACCCACCTCCGCCACCTGATGCGCAACCCGTTCCTGTACAGGTTCCATTGATAACCACATCGCCAAAAGTGGTAGTGAGCGTGAAAGTGTTTAGTCCTGTGAACGTGTTGTTTGTATCCAAGGCGGGAAAAGTATGGCTCTGCCCGAATGCACAAATTGACAATAGAACGATAAGAAAAACACACTTCAAGACCTTACTCGTAGGCATATATTTCAAGCACCCTTATAGTGTATAAATAGGTTATGTTTTATAAACATGGACATGCCAAACGAGCTAGCAGAACGGTTGAATACAAAGCTTGGGAGAATATGATTTCTCGCTGCCATACTAATCAGGCCATATATGCCAGCTATAGGATGAAGGGAATAGTTGTTTGCGAAAAGTGGCGCAATTCTTTCTCTGAATTCCTTGCTGACATGGGCCCGCGTCCATCTCCTCGTCATTCTGTTGATCGCATTAACAACGACGGCAACTATGAACCGGGAAACTGCCGCTGGGCCACGGGAACAAAACAAATTCTTAATGGAAGATGGAAGGACTACCGTAAACCAATATGCAACGTTGAGGGATGCACCGGAATTGGAAATAGAAAAGGTCTTTGCAATAAGCATTATCTGAGAATTTGGTATAAAGCCCATCATCCTCCTACGCACTCTTAGAAACAGTTTTTATGAGTCTTTCACTCGGCTTATAGTCAGGATCAGCATTGAGATACGCGTCCACAACGCGCCAAGGAATCGGGTCAGAGGTTTGAATTTCATAAACTCGGTCGCGTGATCGCCCCAAACGCCGCCAGATGGCCCTTTTTCTGAAGTTCCCCATGGCCCCGGCGCTGAGGTCGTATTGATTTGACCAAGTATGCCCACCATCATCTGACCACCGCAGCGAGATGACAGGCTCACGGGTTACTAGCCCTTGATTGTCGGATTGCAGCAGTCCGCCAAGAGTCACCGAAAGCCTGTAATTAATCGTTCCCGTAATGCTCACCATTTCGGTAAAAATTGGATAAGTAGCATTGAAAGCTACGGAATTTGTGCTTAAAACCCCGGTATTAGAGATAACTACCTGCCATGATGCCGTGTGCGAGCTGTCAGTCATGAACAGTGTTTGCGCTACTCCAATGGCTCCCGCAGTTGTTTGAAGCGTTCCGTTATCGTTCATGGTCAGTGACCACAGGGAAGCGTTAGGAGCAGCAAGAATGATCGTTGTCGGAATCGTCTGACTAACAATAGGAATGTTTGAGCCTACTCCGCTTTCAATATCCACCTGTAGAGATATGTGCTGTTGCCATTCCTGCTCTTTGGAAATATGTGGAGCGCGTCTCAGCCTTTGGATTGGCATTCCGAAGTCATCGGCAAAAAGCCAGCCACCGGCCCCGTCTGAGACTGGTATTGCCATTTGGTAAATGTTTCCAGAGTCCCAATCACCCACCAGATGTTTACCGAAGGCGTAAGTGTGGCAATTACTTCTGTGGGCATAATGCACTCCATTTTCTAAATGATCGCGTTCATGCCACATGCTTGTGGCAACATCAAAAACCCAAGTCGCGCCTCTACCGGAATTAGCGGAAGGGAAAAGCACAACCCAAAACGCATGGCCCTGATCCTGATAAGCGTAAGAAATAGCATCTGAAATTGTTGGATAGCCTTGCCATGCATACTCAATGGCGTGATTTGTTACTCTGATCGGTGTGTAGCCTTGGGCTTTCCAGCCAATTCCTCCGCCATGCTCATTCGCGCCAATCCAGAATGAAGTGTTATCGAGTTTCGTATTACCGAAAACCGCGCCAGATCCCTGCTCGGCAAAAGCTCCATTAATAGGCAGAAAAGGAGTATTGGGATCGCCTGTATTGGCGTAAACTATGCTCTGTTTTGCCCCAAACAGGCAGATTTCCCGATGATCTACATGCATTGAGAGCACGTTATCGGCAAAAAAGCTTACCTGTTCAACATCTGCAAGGCTCCAAGCCGTCGCATCGAGCAAGGTAGAGAATTGGAAAACATCTGAATTATCTTTCAGCGCCAGATAGTAGCCATCTGAGTAAGCCACAATGCGCGGGCTGACCATGTTGAGCGGCTGAATAAAAGCATTGTCCGCAAGTGTGAGAGCGTACCCAATTCCCCCGGAGGCAATGAGAATGTGTAGCGGGCCTCCTGTAATTGAGGCCATAAGGCCATCATTCGCCACTGCCCCCCGGGTTACAAAAGTTTTATCGCTAAAAATTTCAAAGAAAGTAGAGCCTGCCACGGCGAACGTGCGCCCGTTAATCGTGAACAGGCCCCTTAACGGTGAATCTGGCAACTGGGAAAACACCGTCAAGCCCGGAGTCGGATATAGCGCAAAGCCTGATTTACCTTGCTGGCTTTCGATTGACTCAAGGTACCAATTGCGCGTGACTTGACAATCGGCGTTAACCGACTGCGAAGAATAAGATGGGCCACAAAACGCGAATCTAGCGATGGTGCACCTTCATCCTATTAGCCAGTTGAATCTTCTGCCTCTTGAATTAATTGCGGGATCAACGCGGGAAATTACATCCTCACTGTTCAATGATTTAATGGCTCCCTTGCTTGCCAGAGCTTGCGCTAAAACTTCCGGCCTGACACTCGCACCAAACTCAGGAGCCAAATCAACTGCCAAGTTGTAACGAAGTGCCTTGAAATATCCGGGCGGAAATACCAAATCAGTGGCTAGCGTTGCGGCCTGCGTAAGTGCTGCCCATGTTCCTAAAATCGTTTGATTAGCGACTGAAGGGATAGGGAAATAACTCAGCGTTCTCAACGGAAAGCCGCCATCGTCATAAACGCCTTGCGGGATCGTGGTTGGAATGCTCTTAACTGGGATTGCCTGCCACTCCGTATCCGTAAACATCTGTATTGGTAACTCAAGCGGCTGAGCAGGGTTATTCAGAATCACCATGGAGATGTATTCGATCCGGGCAGGACGTGTCATATTGAAAGTTCCGCCAGTTCCACAGGTGTAATTCTGAGTTCCCGGAACTAGCGTAAAAGTGTTTCTGTTGAGCGTGAAGAGCGCGAGATGTTCAATTCCCCATGCTTCAACCATCTGGTTAAAAATCACCAGCGAGTCTGCTGCTTCCGCCGCTGAAGGCGTTTCCCCTGAAGCTAAAACGCCTATCAAGCGGAGTGAACTGCTAATGAGGTCAATCGTTTTCATTCAGTTATTTGTGTTTGGGTGGACGGCCACGGCGGGGAGCGTCAGGATTGAATTCGCCTTCAGATTCTTCTCCTTCGGCGGGTTCAAGTTCTGCTGCTGCTTCGGCTTTTTCTTCGGCTTTCTGTTCTGCCTTTAGTTCGGCCTTGGTCTGAGGGGCAGGCGTGTTGAAATTCGGACTGTCAATCCATTCTTTGCCGAGTTCTTTTTCTTCGGCTTCGCTGTGAACTACTTTGTGGGCTTCTGTGGGGTGATATTTTGCTTTCGGATACATGCGTTCTCCTATGACCATTGCAGTTCAATTTCGCCTGCGGTTGTTCCTGCCGTTACGACTTGCAACCCGTAAGAAAATGGCATCGGACGGGTTAACAGTTGACTTCCCACTGCTGGAATAGTCATTGCAGTTGATCCAATCAGCGGGGTAAAAGTTCCTTGAGTTAAACTGGGGCCATCATTGATTTGCAGAGTCCATGAGGTTCCGGCATTAGCAATAACAATCTGCTCCAGAACCCCGGCCCCGGTCTTGATTTGCGTTGTCGCTTTGTTTGCGATTGTGGTGACTGGCATTAGATGACTCTTTCCACCACTACCGAATAAGCAACTGCGCCTGCACCAGCCGAAGCCGCTACTAGATTTGCGGCAATCGCCGTCGCACCAGTTGAGCGAATCAGGGAAGACGCGCCCTCAATTGCTCCAGCGGTCATGGTCGAATTGGTTGAGATGGTGAAAGTTCTCGCGCCTTGGTCATCAGTGAACGTGATCGCTATCGCCCAAGAAGTTGCGACCGTGATTGTTGTCGTCACCACTCCGTAGACGCTTACGCGATACGTCCCCGCCGTGTGGCCTGCGGGAACGACTGTTACGGCAGCGTTAAAGCTGCCAAAAGCCAGAGCAGCGTTGTTAATTGATGTTCCGATAATGGGTGTAGTGTTGGCGAAATTGGCATTGATCGCATTCATTGCATCCGCATCAAATGCGCCCTGCCTGAAGAGTGCTGGTTGTCCCGGCATTTAACTGCCTCCTTTGAAAATATTGGGCTGGTAATCCGCCAGCCCTCGGAAGCGAGTTAAGCGAGCCGCGATGGATGCCATTTGCCAGAACCTTGGTCAAAAACGAATGTGACCGAAGATGCAGCAGTGGTTGCCGTGCCAGCAACAGCGATGTTGCCGGTAGCGTCCCAAGTTAGACCAGCGCCGGAGCCGTCAAAGACAATGGTGATGCCGTTGCCTTCAATGTATCCAGCGGGAGCGGTGAGAGTTTTCAGAATTACAGTTCCTGTGGTATGGAATAGCGGGCCTGTTGCCACAATGGTATTCGCCATAGTGACGGGAGCAGACCATCCATAACCAGAACCGCTGGGGCTTGCGTCCTGTTGTGCTTTAACGGCAGGAACAATCGGGCCAAAATCGGTAGGCAATCCCGCCAAAACCGGACACGATGCTCCGTGAGCCGAAGCTGGAGTTCCAGCAATTCCGCGCTGGACAGGAACCACCAAGCCGTTTGGAGGCCCAGTTACCAGCATTGCTTCTGTTTCCACAAACAGATAAGTAATGCCGACTCCAGTTGTGTTGTTAGGGCCAGTGATGCCCGTTACGCTTGCAACCGCGATGTTGGTGTCAGCCGCGCCGCAAGCAGCAGAGAGTGTAGTTGCATTAAAAGCCATTTCATTTCTCCTTTAGCTTGAGGCTTACGAGCAAACCCTACAGGCAAGCTCTTTGTAGAGCGTGACCCATCCGTACAGAACGTCAATGCGGGTTGGGAAACGATCAGTGTTGATGTCATAGGCGCGCACAAGACGGATTGAGATACCGAGCTGTTTATCGGCAACGCGAGCCGCCATATCAACGCCACCCGGAAGCGGCAGATCAGCGCAGCCCAAAGCAAAAGCATCTTTGTGGAATGCCAAGCCCTGAGGCGATGAAGTTGAAGCCGCTCCCAGTACGTTGATGGTTGCGCCGTTTGTAATAGCGGTGATTGGGCCAGTCTGCCCTGTGACGTTCTGGAATGGGCCTGAGAACACAACCGGATTGCCAACGGTAATATTCATTACGCCGCCGCCAGAGGTCGTGGTATCAGCCGCGACAACAAACTGACGGAGAGCGCCGGTCGAAGCCTTGGACTGAGGGTTGACCGCATAAACGCCAGTCGCTCCAGAGCCAATAGTGAAGATGTTGCCAGCTTTCAGGACCGGAGTGCTGTTCGTCCAGTTGCCGGTAACAAATGTGGAAGTGGTTGAGCCTGCCAGAGTGAACGTAGGAGCAAGAATTCCCAAAACGCTCGTAGAGTTAACCGCGCAGTTCTGATCCATTGACCACTTGAAGCCAATCGACTCACCCATTTTCCCAGATTGGTACTGCTGGGAAATGTCCTGAGATGACTGGAAAAGACCTTTCAGGCTGTCAACGATGGTCGCTTGCTGGGCAGGAGTGATGACCAAAGAACGCAGATTGTCACGAGGGCAAGCTTCTTCATCAAGCCTCTGACCGGCCTGAAGGTAAGTAAGCAGGGTGTTCGGGATTGTTCCCGGCGTTCCAATGCAGTTGTATACGTTCACATACTGCTGCAAACCGTCAGCGTCAATGTTGTTGGCGACGTTCGCAACTGCCGGACGGATGAAACGGTCTGAGAAATCATCCACGCTCAAGCCTAAGTCCTGAGACGTGAACGCAATGTCTACTCCGCGCTGGGTGTTGAGGGTCAAAGGAACCTGAGTCTCAGTCGCATCTTCGATTGAGAGGCCCTGACCAACACGCCCAGAGTAACGGGCAGGTTTACGAATGTTTAGCACGGTGCCGATTTTGGCTCCGGCCCTCCCGAAGGAGTCGTCAAAGTCTCTGCGGACGTATTTAGTGAACGTGAGATTGTTCTCTAAAACGCGAAGAGCTTCGCGTGTAATCATTGAAATTGTTAATAGAGTATTTGCCGTATGGCTACCCTCGGAGTTGACGTTTTCGCTTGCGACCGTTTCCGAGGCGGCTAATACTTTTGAGTCGGAAGGACTCGACGGAAGGGAATTACGTCTTGTTTCCCGTTTCCAAGGCGGGAAGAGTTACAGCCAACTTTTCAGAAGGCCAGGGACAGGATTAGTTAAGCCAGTCCTGAAATGCTCGGCTTCGGTGAGTTGCCGATATGCTCTATTTTGTCAGAGCGTTGGCTTCTCGCTTGGCCTGAAACTTGTTTTCAATAATGCCTATGGTCTAAGCCAGCGAGTTTACGGCCTCGCCAGTACACCCGAAACGCAGATTTTATCTGGTCAAGATTGATGTCGTAGAATTTCCAGAAAAGCAAAATTTCAAGCTTGGATATTCTTAGACTGGCATGGATATATTCAAACCCTGCGTAGTGGATGAATGATCTGCGCCATGATCGCGTTTTTATAGGCGAAGGCGTGCAAATTAGTGAATCGTGCTCACTCTCCGCCCAGAGTCCGTTATCGGCCCAGCCTCTCGTGCCTTTCCATCGCCACTGCTTGCAAATCATCTGCGGAACCTGTCTTTCTCCTGCTTATCGCGGATCTTGCGGTAATCTGAATATGGCAATTCATCAATGGGAACGCTTGACCGCGTTGAACTCCCTGCTACTGGACGCGGCGGAGCTTTTGCCCTAGTCGTAACTTTCGGAACCAATACGCTCTCGCCTGTTTCTTCATCTTCCGCTTCTTCTGTCGGCATGATGGCCTGAGAAATCTTGCCAATCTCCGTTAGTACGGAAATGATGTCGCCACTATTGGCCGATTCCATCATCTTTTTGCAGATTGCCGGATTTTTCCCAAGATAATAGGCCACGTCAGGGCCATTTTCCAGCCGCACAACCGCTTGTACCGCAGCATCAGGAATCAGAGTTGAGCGCCCAACAACCTCTTCAAAGTCGTCATAGCGTGTCATTGCTTCTATTACGCGCTGATTATAGGCAGTGATGACGGCATTAGCTGCTTGCTCTTGGGCCTTCTTGTTATTCGCTTCAACTTCGGCGGCGCGTTCTTTTCTGCGCTTTTCTTCGTATTTCCAGTCAGCCAACGCTTCAGCAAACGCTTCGTAATCCGGAAAGTCTGCCGGTAATGGCTTGGGAGCAGGTTCATCGGCTTTGGGCTTCTCTTCAACCTTGGCCTTAGTGCCGTTTTCGATGGCTGCAAGGCGATCCTCAAGCTTTTGTATCTTTTCTTTGTTCTCGTATCTTTCACGGGTGAGCTTGTCAATGCGCTTTTGAACTGCGCTCTTTGATTCGGGCTTTTGGCCTTCTTTGTCATCAGCCGCTTCCGAAGCGGGCTTATCGGTTTCAGGCTCATCGCCCTCGGGGGTTTCTTTGGTTGGTTTTTCTTCTGCGATTACTCCGGCAGCCGCGTCAATATCCGTTTGCTGATCCGTGGTACTCGCAACAGTTAGTTCAGGCATTCAGTTTTTCTCCTACAAATTCCTTGGCTAATCTCCAAGGGCAATCTTTTTCATGGTCATCAAACCGGCAAAGAGTCAATGATCTATTACAGAGCAAGCAGAAACAGCTAAGCCTATCTGCGGGTTCCGGGCTATTGGCTAATTTTTCTACAATTTGCTCTGCTGTCATTGCGCTGCTGCTCCATTCTGCTGCTGTGCTTCCGCTTGCTGCGCTGCTAAGTCCTGTTGCTGCTGGCCTGCCTGATCGCCTTGCTCTAATGCTTGATCGTGGCCTTGTTCGTTTTCCGCAAGCGTATGAATGTGATCCACTCGCGCCATGCCAAGATCGTGCGCAAACCCGTTGGCCATCTTCCACTGCTCGAATTCAAACTTTCTGCGCATGGCCTGATCCTGTGCCTTGGTGGTGATTTCAGCAATGGCCACCTTGGTCTGATTGTTCATCTCCGTTATTCTTAGTTGCGAATTCGTCTCAATCTGCTTGGTCTTGATGATTTCGCTCATGTCCTGCATGGACTTCATCATCAAATCATGCTGCTGCATAGCCTGATGCAGTTGATTGGTGACTTTATTGAGCTTCGTTTCAGGATCGTCGTCATTCTCATCCTGCAACTGAGGAGGAAGCATTTTCTTTAGCCGCTCTTGAATCTGCTTGGCTCCCGGCCAGTCTGCATTACCTGCTACCAAATCAGCCATTGCCGGAGCGCCTTGCGGATAGGCTTTCAGGAATTCCAGCATCGAAACCATTGATTCTTGACGTTTTGACTGATACGAAGGCCCAACACTCACCGAAATGTCGTAACTCCCTACGCCAATGTCGTAGATTTTCTTGACACCTTTAGCTAAAAGCATGTCTTCGGCGTTATCAGGCTGAACATTTAGCGGCAAGTTCTGAGAGTTGTAAATTCCTACCTGCTGTACGGATGAATCAGGATTGATAACTCTCTGAATTCGTGGTGTGTCGTAAATCTTGGGGATCAGGTCGATTAAAACTCTGCCGGTATGTCGGATCGACCGCGCCAGATTGTCTGAATAGTTCATGGTTGACACTTCAGACTGCTTCTGGCGGGCCAAAATCGCTTTTCCTGATTGATCCGGTCCCTTCTGGCCTAGCGATGCGTCATAAATTCCAATCGTCGCTTTCAGGTCATTGTCGGCCTGATGCACCATGAGGTTGATGCTTTGAATGGGCGGTTCATATTGCTGTCTCTGGGGTGGCCCAACTGTTTTTCCATTTACGTCCTGAGGTTTGTATTCGAGATAGGAGAAATTGCGGTTATTTGCGCCTTTCCACTGTGCCTCATGGTTCTCAAACTGCCCTTCAGCTCCGATATAGGGCGCTCTTGGGGCCAAAGCAATCATTTCCGTAGCGGCTGAAACCCAGTAGTTGTACATTCTCTGCGGGTCTTTGGCGTTGCGTACAAGTCCAGCCAGATAACGCTTACCGTCAATCTCGTAATCGTCTCCTAAGCATGGCGGAATGGGAATCCAGCGGCCCTCCCAGTCGTAATCCTCTAACCGCTCAACCGCATTGATAACTGAGCACTTGACCTCACGATGGATTACCTTGCGCTCATTCTGGATTGCTTCAGGCAGAATATCTGGTGTCTTTTCCTTAGTTTCACCCGAATTTAGCCGCACTATCGTCTTGGCGGTTTCTTCCACGTACCAATATTCCGCGACTCGGATTGTTTCTCGGGTAACCCAGTCAGCAAATCCGTCACCTACGCTCACATAATCATTAAGGCTGGCTTCGTCACTGTCAGGGTAAAGCACTTTGTATTGCGACCGTGGAACGTCTTCAATCACAAAGCAGTAGCGTGCATCCTCATAACATGGTTCGATTGAAGCAGGGTCGTAATAGACATTGAACGGATTTTTAATCCGCTTGATCTTCAACTCTTGCTCATCCGACCCGTCATCGACGTATTCTTTAACAATTCTCCAGTACCCAAACCCATGAGTTACGCACTGCTCAAAAGCCGTATCGTAGGCAATCTCAGCATCGGAATTCACTTCAATGTGCCGGATCATGCCCTGATAAATCTCTGCGGTATCCGTGTCTGAATTATCGCCTACTGGATTGACTTGAACTGAGGGTCTCTGCTGTCTCTGCTCATTTGTGACCTGTCGCACAAATTGGGGCAGATGGTTCATGGTCAAACATGGTCTGCCGTCCAATTCACGCGAATTCTTGATGTCGTAAGTCCACTGCTCACCAGCCAAGAATTTCAGATCGTCTAGCGCGTCTTTTCTGTTCTCTGCCGATGCCTCCGCAGCTAATCTGAAGCGTTCGCCGGCCAGCCGGAGGAAATCTTTTAATGCCTGGTCGTCAGCCTTTTCTTTTTCCGGATCGGTTGCGCTTAGTACTTCTCCGGGCCTTGGCTTTCCTTCGTAGGCTGTATTGACTCTCTGTTGCTCTCTCTGGGCAGCTTTTATGTTCTCGCGCTCAAGACGGTCGACGCCTTCAACTGGAGTTTTGGCGGAGTAAATCTCACCCGGACGTTGCTTGTCTGGTAGTTGAGGCTTGATGCTGCCACGTTTTCCCTGATTGTGGACTTTTCGGGCAGAGGCTTCCGGGCCTACCGTAATATCCTTTACGGTTTCCAAATCAAATTTAGTTTTGCGGGGCATTACGGTTTATAATCTGTGCGGCAGCGGAACGGTTGCGAGGAAGTGGTTAATAACACGCAGGGGCGTGCGGTTCAATTCCGTAGGAAAACAAGTCTACCCCACCACTAACCGATTGCGTAGAAGCGCATGAGTCCGCTGCTTTTATTCCTCGTATTCCCATGGGTAAATCCATCCTTCTTCCATGCCCCTTTCTTCAAGAGCGTCAAATAGGCTGGTCATTGCAGGAGCCACAAAGCGGTCGAAAAATTCATCAATTTCTAGCTCTAATTTATTCATCCTAAAATAGCTCCAATATCCTGTTCTTGTATGAGTATCTGCCCTTCGCTGCCATCCCAGTCTGGTATCTTTGCGGCTATGCCCGGCAAGTGAACCACATCTCCCGGTTTAACCACGGTCTTACAGAATTCGCCATCTATCCATCTTCCCGGCCCTACTGCTACCACTTTGGCCATGCGTGAAGGGTCTTTGTACTTCTCAGGCGTGACGATTACGCCTTCAGGTTCAGGGATGCGCTCGACTAGCACGCGGTCATGGAGTGGCTGAATCATGCTGGATCAAATGCCTCTTCTGGTACGCCTTGCGCCGTCATGGCTGACTTACATGACATACAGACTCGTCTATCCGCCCGTGGCATAAACATAAGATCATTTCTCTTTACGCGGTTCCAGCGAATGATGCTTACTGCGGATTCCGTACATGGGTCATGGCATTCCCGCTCAGCGTCATATACTTTCGTTTCGCATTTATCGCTCAATGCTTTCTCCTGAATATCCAAAATGAAATCACGAACGACAGCGCAGCCACAGCCGCTAGGACTATGGCCAGTTTCTCACCTGAGGTCATTTCTTCTTTGGAGCTTTAACCTTCAGCAGCGCGCTCAAAGGCGTAGGATTATTACTGATTGGCTGCGGTTTATTGGCCATTCAACATACCTTTCAGTATCACTGCCTGAATCGTTTCCTCTGGCCTCTGCTGCTCAACTTCAGGTTCAATCTCGCCCGTGTCCAGTTTGCGTAGATATTCGTTTAGCCCTTCAGTTGCTAGATTTGCGCCTGAATCGACTTTGGCTAGACGTTGGCGAAGGTCGAGGAAGTATTTATCTGGCATTAGCGGATTCTCTTTACTCCGCCCAATATTCCGCGCTGCCACACTTCGACATCTTTCCGCACAACCTCGACAATCTTGTCTGGAATTTTCTCTTTCAGGGTTTTACGGATTTCGGCAGCAGCTTCGGCGGCAACTAATGTAGCTACAGCCTCAGGGTTAACGGCAGCAATCACTTCTTGATAGTGTTCTGCTACGTAATGATCTGCAATCTTTTCTGCGATCAAATGTAGGACATCGCGCAGCAACGCATCATTCATGAATGCTTGCTGCTGAAACTTAACGCCAATCATCTGCGAATCATCAGCCACGCTATAGTGCTTAAACACCTCACCAATCATTGCCATATATTCACTTCGCCTTCATCAACGTCCGCAACGGGCTGGCACCAGTCTTGCTAGTCTTTACCGCGTGTCCCATTGCAGGGTTAGCGTGCAACTCAGTAAGCATCTTCTGCTTCTGGTTTCCGGTGAGCGGAGAAACTTTACTGAGCAGGTAGCGTTTTTGTTTTGGCGTCCACGGCATTAGTTAGTCCACGGCCTAGGTTTAGTTTTTGTATTAAAGGAACATATAAACGCCAGACGTTTGGCCACGTCCCTGTAATCTGCCGTCCATGTGATACTGCAAGATGGCTTCACTCGCCACCTTCCTCTGTGCTCTCCGCTACTGGTATGCCTGCAAATTTGCCCAAATGCTCAACCAGGTCGCTGCTTTCATCTGCGGCGAAATCATAGGACTTGGGCTTGTAATGCTCGAATCCATCTTCAGCGTAGTGGTGCTCAACTGTTACGCCATCATCAGTCTTCCTGATTCTGAGATGGTCTATTCTTTTGCCGCGTACTGTCGGCGTGCGTGCTTCTCTGTATCCGCTCATAAAGTTAACTCCTCAACTCATCCACGATTGCGCCATCTCTCCGGGGTATGACAGCCGTGGTGGTTCTTTCTTCGGTTTGGCCAGCACCTTTACTGCAAACGTCATTGCCAGCATGTCTCCATTGTCCGGGCTGCTTAATCCGCGCTTCTTCATATCCTCTTTGCGCTCCAGCTGAATTTGCTGTTTACTACTGAACCCATATTGAACGCCAGTCAAGTCAGACTCTATTTCTGCTTCGTCTGGAATCTCCGCGCCCTCTTTGAGCCAATCGCGCATGAGTCCCCAGACTTCGGCGCGACGGTTGAAATATGCTGCCGAATCGTTAGCAGCGGCTCCGCCGTGAAACTCAAATAGTCTCTTACTGAATCCTCTATGAGATAGCGTGTCGATGACCCCGGCTCCGATGCCATCACCATCAATAATCGTTGCGTCCGGATCGTGCTTTTCAATGAATTCGATGACATGCTGTGCTACCTGTACCGTGTCCTTGCCTCTGTACCGTGCCAGTATCGTCAGTTTGCGGCCCTGTCGGAGTCCAATGACTGTCTGATCGTCGCCAAACCTAGCAACGTCAACAGAGAGGATTTTGGGCAAATTGCCATATCCTTCAGCTTTATATTTTCTACAACCTGCCACAATGTCTGAAGGGATAAATTGACTGCTTCCGGCCCTCGGGAATTCTCCCCTGACACGTACTCTAAAGAAGTCGCTATCTTCGCCATAATCAGCTTCCCATTTCGCTATCTGCTCTTTGTTTGTGCCTTCGACTGAGCGGCTGTCAATCTGGAAAGTCTTCCAGCGATGTTTTGCTGACCCGAAGCACTCTCGAAAGCGTCCTGTGTTTTGTGTAGGATTGCCGAACGCCAGCCAGATAATCTCTGTGTCTTCGTCAGTAAGGGCACCCTCAGCAACCGCCCAAATAGCGTCAGCAATCGCGGATGCCTCATCAAAAATAAGAAGAATCCGCTTGCCTTTATTGTGGAGGCCAGCAAAGGCTTCGGTATTGTAATCACTCCATGGGATGAAATCTGTTCGCCAGAGGCTTTCATGGCCTTTATCCTTGACCTTTATCGAGGTCGCATGAACATCGAACCAATGAGCGTTGATCGACAACCGCATCCATTTGCTGACTTCCGGAACGGTCTTGGTCGCAAGCTGCGTTCCCGTATTCGCCGTCACTACTACCTTGCAATCCTCGCATGTTGACATTGCCCAGTCGATAACCATCGCCACTAAGGCACTCTTCCCAATTCCATGGCCCGAAGATACGGCAATCTGACATGGCTGATACCGGGAGCTTGACCCAAGGTGTTGTCCAATGTGCTCTAAAATCGTCTGCTGCCATGGTCTTGGCCCTTCCGCTCCATCAAGTTCACCTTCGCCCCAAGGATAAGCAAATAACGCGAATCCATACGGGTCTGATGCACAGTCTGCAATCTCATCAGCTATTTCCTGTTCTTCGGCTTCAGGGATCATCGGCAAGCAGTCAGTGAATATTCCTAGATGCCGGAGTCATGCTATCCAGAGCAATCTTACTGTCTAAAATAGCCTGCTTAATGCGCAAAATAGCATTTGGTGAACCACCATTTTTGCAAATCAGACTTGGAAGCGTAAATCCCTCTGGGTCTTTGCGCCGATCCCACTCCAGAAATGCCTTCTGGCAGGCTACTGCATCCCGAACCGCTGCCTTGCATAGCTTATTAATCGCCGCCCTGTTACTCACGCTTTTTCCTATCCTTGGCTTTCTTTAATCGCTCAGAGATTGTTAGATTCACTTCTCCGTCAACCGTTACCTTGCTTGGCACCTTACCCTCGACCCGATCCGCCATCTCTTTGGCCTGAAACATCGCCGCCATTCCGCCCTTCAGAACTTGCTTCTTTACTTGCGCCTCAAACTGCGCAGCAAACTCAGGGTCATCAAAGATGCGGCTGTATATCTCAGAAACAGGTTTACGTTTTGGCCTACCGCCGGGATTACCAGACACTCCCTTGGGCCACGGTGTCCCGATTTGCCTCCTAGCTGTATCTGCGCTGTTCTGAGCGTCTTCGGCGTTCATGTGCAAACTGAAAGCTTAAGCTGGTTTCGTCTCTGGGGCTGATTTTATGTCTTTGCTTTCAACTACCGCCGTGGGCTGTTGAGCGATTGCCGGATTCAACTGATTTGACAGGCCCGTGTAAAGCCCTTTTGTTACAGCGTATTGTTGTGCCCAATGCCAAAGTCCTGCAATTAGAACTGTTCCCGCTGGCCATGTGATTAGCAGCGATCCGCCTTGAACAAAACTGCCCGTGTGTGATGTGTGCAGGCCGAGTGTTGCCAGTCCGGTCAGCAGAATTGAAACCAGATGGTTTGTTCTGGTGGTCTGGTAGGTTAACCAGGGCATCCACTTCTGCTGTTTGGCCCAGTTCTGGATGAATACCAGAATTAAGCCTAACGGGAGTTGCTGATCGAGGAAATTGTCCATTGTGCGCCCTTAGGCTGCTGCGGTTTCCTTGGCTTTCTTGATTACCTCAATGCACTGCGCAGAGGTTACAACTCTTCCGCGTAATCCGCACCACTGGCACCAAACTCGCGTTCCAACCTCATCGGGTTCGATTTGAGGCATTGGCTTCGCATAGTGCCAATTGAACCGATGCGCCAACTTCATAATGCGGCTATAGAAAAAGTAATACATTACAGTGCCGGGAGTCCTGCCGCCACGCGCTCAACGGTTAAGTGATTGGTTCTTCTTTGTGCAGAAGCGTTGGATCGATTGGCTTGCCCGTTTGCGCTTCGTAGGCTGAGATGCTGGCATTTGCGATGCGCAGCATGTATTCGGCAATCTCGCCAATATCTGATACTTTTCCGCTTGCAGTATCAGCCACGGCACCCGCCGCAATGCTGAGAATATTCAAGAGGTTCTGGAGTGCTGGATTCATTTGCCTCCTTCGACTTCATTGAAGTCTACATAGAAGAATTTCCCTAATGTGAGCTGCTCCGACGCAGGTGGATTGTCAATCGTTAATTGAATAACACTGCCTCCAGCAGGAGTTGCCTTGCTGAAGCGCTTGTCCTCTTCGATGGTTGGATCATATTGTGGTGTGAGGGTAACTTCGACCGCACCCCACGTAAGCTGCGCTACTTTCGTTACCTGCATTTTTGCTCGCACACTCATTGTCCTACCTTCTTCCCGAATGCGGTTCGCATATCAGCTACAGTTTTAATTACGTCCGCAATCTCGCCAGATAGCTTCTGGGCAAGCGCGGGATCTTTAGTTGAGTGCTCAAGCTGCCAATCTGCCTCGGCTTGGTTGTAGACCGCCACAGCCTTGTTGAATGCTTCTTTGTAAGACTGTTCCGGCTTCTCAGCAATGATCTTTCGACCTTCGTCAAGTGCTGCCTGTGCTACCAGCAGTGAGTCATAGGCATTGGAATCCACGATGGAAACCGAGCCGGGGTGAATATTCTTGCGGCAGCCGATTCCCACCAGCATTACCATTGCCAGCGCACTTGCCAAATACTTTGGTTGCAGTTTCATGAAATCTCCTTTGCTTCTAAAGGTTTCCGCAGGTTGAGCAGCAACCTCTCGCGTTATCTGCCATTCTTGGAACCCAGCCCCAAGGTCGCCACAGCCTCAAGTTCAATGGGGCATGGTACAAATTGGTTCTGCGCTTTCACGCCTGTGACCTTCTGGCCTTTCACACTTCGCGGCTTTCACCGCGCATCCCTATGGCTCGTTTTTGATTCGGCCCAGAGCTTGGACTAAATCCAAGATGCTCCGATCCGGCTAACTGCCACAACCGCCGCGTCTGCTTTTTGCGGAACTTGTCGAAACAAGGCGTTTCGCTTCCTTATGGGTCACCCTGAAAGCCTGAAGCTGAATAAAGTTGCGACCGCGCTTGTCTCTTGCAATTCTGAAATTCATGCGATGCAGAAGCCCACAATCACAGCATTGCATGATGTAATTTCGGCGGCGAGGTTGAACCCACTCACCTGATTTAACGGGCTTACACTTCACTGATTCAACTCCGCTTTATTCCTATGCCACAGCCATCTTCCGCGAGTAGCCTTCTCATTTCTGCATTCCCATGCGATATGCCCTCCCGTTACAAGCGTATGCAGAGCACATCCCGCAGGCGTGAGTTGAGATGTAGTGCCCGGTTTCCGTCCAGGTACTTCCCAGTTACGAACTATTTCGCACTCGTTGTTTATGTTGCACGATACAAATGGCTTGCCCAGCACGGCAGTCTTTTCCGTAATCTTCCTATGCGCAGAAGAGCAGCCAGAAAGTAGAAATGCGGAAATTGTCAGGAAAAATAGAAGGGATTTCATGCGCTCACCAAATCATTCAGCCCAATCTCCAAACTCATTGCCGCCCCGCGTGTTACCTGATAGCACGTTGTGTTTGCGCTGAAAACCGTATTGAGCATGATCTTGGCCCGCTGTTTCCCCGGAATCCGACAATCAAACATTCCTTCCCAGCCATCGAATGATCCGGAAGTAACTCTTACTCGGTCGCCGCGGCTAAACTCTTTTACCGCGGGAAGCGCAAATGTCCGATTACGAATTTCTTCAATCACGCTCTCAGCCACTTCAGCCGGAGTCTTGCCGAATTGCACAACGCGCAAAACTCCATAGGCTGAATTGACGGATGAAAGGGAATTCAGTGAGAAATTGCCGAACAAATAACCGGGGAAGAGAGGCTTAGTTTCGACGCGAGGGCAGAGTATTTCAATGCCCATTTGGGAAAGGTTATGACAGGCGCGGTCTTCTTGAGAGGGTTTCGAGCGGATGACTTTCCAGCTTTTTGGGGAAAAGCTACCGCAGTCCGCGTATGATTCGGAGTTGAAGTTCGGCACTATCAAATAGGCGATACTCTAAAAGCTGCCTGTTCTCATTCCGGTCATGAGGTCATCTTTGACCTCTGTTTCCGTTCCGGGCCAATGCGTCAGGGTCGCCTTTTGCAGACTCGCACCTTTGCGTTTTAAATCGCGCACAAACTCGCGCGCTGCGCAATCTGGGCACGAAGGACTACCGCAATAATTTTGAAGCTGCGAACCATCTTTCAGGTTACGTTGGCAACCATGACCGCCTACCGCTTCTACTTCCACTCTGAATAAACCCATTTTGATTCTCCTCTTTGAAACTCTAAGTACACGCTATCGCTTAACCCTCAAGGTGCGGAATCGGGATCGGGTCGGACTCCGCACCTCGTCATTTGCTTCAGGGAGCGATGGTGAAACTATATGATGGATTAAGGCGTGAATGGTTTAATCTTTTGTACCTTCTAGTACTTCAGCGCGGACGTGCTCAATGATTGGGAACAGTTCGCGGGAATGGGTGACTCCGAGAATTTTGTAAGCGCGGGCCAATGTGTTGCGAACGGTCTGATACTCCAGCCCTAATATCTGCGCTATCTCTTTGTTTACTTTGCCACTTATGAGCAGAGCGATAATCTGTTTTTCTCGCCAGTTTAATTCCTCGCGCTGGCCGCGTCGTTCGGGATTATTCGGGCATTGCCTGATATGCGCGGGATGGCGCACTTTGCCGCAAAAGGGACAATTTGACGGCAAAACAAGAGGTCTCATTTAGAAATTGCCCTCTGCAACCTGAAACACTCTCAGGCCACGTGCTCGGTACATGTCCACAACTTGTTTGCGATCCTCGAATGCTCCGCGAATATCGTTCTTCTCCCATTTCTCGAATAGGTCATCCAGAAATTCTCCTTTCACGATGTTGTCTTGGCGATGGTCCCCTTCTTCCCGCATGAATAGCGCATCGCATGGAACATTGAACTTTTGGAGCCATTGCAGAGTTTCAAAGCGAACAAGCTCACTGCGGCCACTCAGCAATAGAATCTCTGCTCCGCCTTCGCTCAGGAGCCGAACGGTATCAATGACTTCTTGAATTGGTAGATCGTCTACGCAGGCGCGAAAGAAGGCATTCCAATCTGGTTTGTCGCGCTGGATAAAATGCAGGCGGTGAGATAAATCGGCAATGGTTCCGTCGATGTCACATAGGTAAATAATCATGCTCTATTTTGCTCCGTATTCGCCTGTGGATTCAAGATAAATCGTCAATGTTTATGCGGCTAAAATCAACTTGACCTCGTTTCTGTTCCGCAGCTCAAACAGCGAAAGAATTTATCAACCACTTTGCCATTAACTTTGTTCTCGCATGGCACCATAATCGCTCCGCATACCGTACAGGCTGGGCCATCTAAATCCCCTCTTACTTCTTGAAGGTATCCGCTGGTAAAGGTCACAGCCACCTCAGCGCGGCTGAATTTATGGCTAAGTGCAACGTGTTATCTGCGATGATTAGCAGCCACGTCGAAAGCCAGATCGGGGTTGATGGTGGGTATCCAGTTGCGGTACATTCAGCCAATGGCTGAGTTGCCGGAGAATAATGGATTTCGTGGCATTCTCTGCCCCATTTATTGCAGTCGTAGCAGGCACGAACAGGCCCAAGCCAGTTCTTTGCCCAGACCACGTACCGCGCCAGCCGGAAGCGGTCAATCACCACATGAGTAGCGAAAATCGTCAGAAAGCAAAATGGCCCATGGTGCCACGTGAGCGGGATGAAGCAGCAGGAGTACACAAGAGCGTGAATCATCGCAACGTGGAGGTGCTTCGTCTTGTTAGTCGCCATCCAATCCGATTGAAGGATGTAATCACCAAAAAAATGTGCTAAAAGTTGGCTCATCTCTTTCCCTCTGTTAGTGCCCCGCGTCTGTCACGCGGCAAACCGTACAAAAGCAAATAGTCACGCCCTTTAGCAGCTTTCCGAGTTCCTCAATCGTTCGTGCGCTCATTTCCGCCCCTCCCCCTGCGCGTCGCCGCGTCTTAAATCTTCCCCGGCTGTCACACGCAACCGGGGTAAGGCTTGCTGTTTAGTCGATAGTTGCGTCACGGTCGTCGCTGCAATCCATGCTTCCACCGCCAGCGCCACTACATACGCCATTCGTGAAGGTGTTGACGTGAAACGGGATTCCATCGTCGCTTTCCTGTCCAAATCGTGCCGCAAATTGATAAGCAAGAACACGTTCAAACATCGGCCCTTACCTCCTTTCCGCAGAAATCACACCTGCTAGACTTTGAGGGCATCGGCTTGGGGCATTCGCAATACCCTAATTGTTCACGCTGACATCGAATGCAATTCTCTTCATTCAAAATTGCATCGTCCCCATAATTATCTAGATATTCATCAAGATGTGCAGAGCACAGATTAATGGCCATACACACGCTCTGTTGTCGCACCGTTGGAATTCTCAATGAACGCGCACTGGCAGAGGTCTACATCGCCCATGATCGCGGATTCGTCATGCCCAACATAGAAGGTTTGCACTTTTCCGTGAAGCTCAACTGTTATGCCGCGTATCTTGTTTGTGCAGGGCTGTATCTCTGAACCGTTCTTTTCAGGTTTGCCTGCTGGGAATACGCTTACGGTTTCGCCTTCTACCAGCTTGACGCTGCTAGGGCCATCCACGTTGGTATGTCTTAATAGCTTCACTGTAAACATGTTCTTCTTCTCTTTTCTTCTTCTGAATTTTCCGCTCTCGCGGAATCTCTTTAATTAAACCTTTCAAGCAGAATCAGTTTCATTTCTTCTCCGTTGGCGCGTCCCCGGCCCTCTGCCCATCACGCAAACCGCGCTCATATTCAGCTCTCAGGGCTTTCTTGATGAGGGCTAATGTGCCAACAGGAACAGTTAAATCGGTTCCGCATTCCGATAAATCACCTAGGCTCTTGAGCACTTGGTATTTGCGCGGCTGTCCCTTCTTCGGTGTGTTCCTCGGCAAGCTAACATCCCTTGGCGCAACAATAAACTTGGTCTTGAGTTCATCTAGTCTGCTCACGGTTTCTCCTTTTGTGGCGCGGCTCCCGTAGCGGAAGGTTCGCAAATGGAGCATTTTTCCTGTGGCTTATGTGGGTGACCGTATCGACTTGCAGATTGTGGCGCGTCCCCGGTAGGTGGAGCGGCCAGAAAATCACTGCTCACAAGTGCCAGATCATCGCCATTGTGTTGCACCATGCTCACAAGAAAGTCTGCAAACTTTTCAGGATCGAGCACGGCTGTTCCGGCTGGCATGAACTTTGTGAACCATTCTTTCAGCGCGACTGCCCACCCTTGCCCGGCCAGCGCAACTTTGTGGTTTATCAGCGACTCAATGATGTTGGCAGCTACTTTTATTTGCTCGGCATCTGGCGATGATACGAACGTGCGAACCCAGAAATTCATTATCAATGCAACCGCTCCCATGCCAGTAGCAGGTAAATAGTCTGGCCATTTGGCCGGCGGCTCCGGCGTTCCTTGCGCTGGAGAAGAGGCGGCTTCGTTTCGGCAAGCATGGCAAAAAACTCCATCGTATTCGCTTCCGCATATCGGGCATGGAATCCACTCATTTCGCGGCAAAGTCTTCATGGATAATTATTCCTTTTTCTCCAAATCTGGGATTACATCTACAGCAGCAGCCTAAATAATGTCCGGCTGCTGGCGAGTCGTTGTTATCTTTCTCTACTGGCATGACGTGAAGAATGCCATCTTCATCACGAAATACCGCCCATTTAGCCACGCGTTTTCCGCAGCTTCGCATTCTGTTGCTTAATGTCGGCCGCGGCCCAGCGGCAATACGCCATAAGAGCTTCACGTTTCAGTTTGTCTACATTTTTCATCTCTTCTCCTCCGTCCCCGGCTGAGCGGGTGCGCCGGGTAAGTGCTTGCGAAGAATTTTTGCAACGCTTTTCAATTCTTCGGCGATTACCATATCGTTACCGCCCAAAACTTGCACTAGAATCTCCTTGGCGATCTCTTC